GAGATGTTTCGTTTCAAACGAGCACTCTCTTCAGGAAGTACGATGTCCGTGCTATGGAATGCTTTACCATGGTCATGGATGATCGACTATTTCGTTTCTGTTAGCGACTACTTAGAAGCTAACCAAGGCTACACGTATTACTCTTGTTCATCTCTGAACATTTGTCAGTCGTGTACTGTAACTACTACAGTTGAAGTTATCAAGATTCGATCCGTTGACTCTTCTACAGTGTCAATGGGGAAAGCTGATAACAAAGCCTGGAAACGAACTACTACCAATAACGCCGTCCCAAGAATTTCATTCACACCATTCCTCACACCGAGGATGATGTTGAATCTCTTGGCTCTTGGCAGCTCGAGGTCGCGGTACTCTCGTACCTAAACCTCTATCCTAGACGGTGTGGTCTTAACCTCATAGGCCATGCAACTCTGTTTACTGCAAGCAGAGAAACTTGAACGCAGTGATGCGTCCTAATCCCCTGAAGGAGCAACTAGCATGTTGGACAACTCTTATACTATCACGTACGATGCTGCAAGCGTTGTTCTCACGAAAGTTCGTGAGGGCAACTACTCTTCGGATTTCCGAGGAGTTACTGCAGGCGGTGATGTCTTGACTATGGAAGTCAAGCACACCACCGTTCCTCGCGGAGGTACGGGCGAAAGCCATCTTGTCCGGTTTAACGTCGAACACTATGACGGAACCGGGGCGTACCTCAAGACGAGTTCGGCCTGGATGGTCGTCAAAACTTATGACGGCCCTCAGGTCGACGCCGACGCGCTTCTTGCGCATGGCGGTCTCGACTCTTTCCTGTCCACTTCTGGACTGGTCGCAAAGGTGATTGCCCGCGAAAGCTGACAATCATCACTTCATCGTATCGTGGATATAGGATCCTGATAGGAGTCTTCTAGACTCCTCCAACTGCTTCCAACTATGGAACCAGCAAAATGGACTTATCAGACCGACGTGCAGCTCTAACGCCTCTTCTTCTTGTCCTTTCGGACTTTGAGAAGGAGCTGAAGTACTGCGCATACAAC